CAAAGTTTTCGTGTGTTTTCCATTGCAGGTCGTCTACAATATCGTATAGCGTAGCCTTTTCCTTACCGTTACCACGTCTCAACACACGTCCGATAGACTGAAGATTTCGAATCTTAGACTTTGATGGCGATGCGAATATCACATTATCCAGTTTTTTGATGTTCACGCCTGTTGAGAAAGGTGCCATACGATGCAAGGATGATGTTATCACCTTGAACGTATGACCTCTTTTCTATCTTTGTTGGTTTCATTTTACTAATCCTGCTATTTTTCTTATTGTGTGATATGATAGATTCGTCTTTTCTAGAGCCTCTGATATACTACTATAATGTATTCCGTCTATAACAACTGGTATTTTTTGTCTACCACCACCTCTATCAATCATTTTTGACTTATATTCCGGTTCATTCCATTTTTGCCCAATCTTTTCGCCAGCTTTACGTCTTTTAACTGGGCATTTGTTTACGACATTCATCTTATCTGTAAACTTCTTTTTGAAGGAATCATCCTCGTATCTTTTTTTGAGTGCTTCGGTATATCTATACTTTCCGTGAGTCTCATTGTATTCTATCATGCTTTCGGACTTTTCCAGCTTTCTTTCCTCTGTCCAATAAGCCTTCATCTTGTCAGATTTTCTTTTCTTCATATACGAATCGTGCAAAACACCTCTGCACCCACTTCCATTCTGTTGATTTAGAAAGTCATCTCTCGAAGATGCATTTATTCTACTTAGAACTTTCGCTTCCCATAACACAGCCTCATCTGGGGTGTCGAATGTTTTTCTGATTTGGATTATGTCTGGTTCACCATAATCTTCCCTAAAATCTTTTACATACTTGGATGATGTATAGTATGTTGTCCACAAATCATTTGGATTGCATCCATTTGCATACCTTACTCCATAGTAATATTTGTTTAGACTAGACCACCCTATAAGATATGTGTATGGCGTATAAATAGACATGCTGGAACCTCCTCTTTTGTTCTAGAGTAGGTGGGGCTTCTGGGGAGTCGCCCGTGACCTACACATCTATTTATACATTATCCATTCCTGTTTTATTGAAACGAGACTTTATCCAACTGTTTGATATATCATCGTCTTCAGTTATCTCGGATGCTATTTTAACTCTACCGTCAGTGAGCACCACTTTTTCGTCTTCATCCAACTCTAGCTTATTCTCGCCAAACCATAGCAGAACCGTAGTTTTATTTGGCACGTCTACAGCTTGGCGGATTTTTTCACGTTCTTCGGCTTTGATGCCTCCATGAACAAAATGAACAGTCTTTTCGATGTGTGGATGAAGCATAGGATACAACACTTTACCGTGTTTGTCAACATATTGGAACAAAATAAGCGTGTTTCCCGGAAGTTTCCATGCTAGATTTCGAATGAACTTGTTTCGCTCTTCGTTTTGAACAATCCAGTCGATCTCTTCCTGATACGTTTTGCCCTTGTTTGCTTTGCGTATGTGGTCAGGATATTTTAACACAAGCGCCTTGATATCAAACTCGGCAAGTGTTCTATCGTCAATAAGGCGCTTAGTCTGTGTCACGGTTGTCACAGAACCGAACAGGCCCTCTAGCACCATTTTGTTGGTAAGGCTGTCGTCTAGTGTTCCGGTGAACCCAAATCTGTACTTGACATCGGGCATTCTTTCCATTATGGAAGTCAAAGACTTTGCTTTGAACAGGTGTGCCTCGTCACCGATAACAACATCGAACGAATCGAACCAAGTTTTTGGCATTTTGTGTATTGACTGCCAAGTTGTTACGGTGTAATCAGCATCAACGGTCTTATCAGCGCCTGCCATGATCTTGTGGATATCCAAGGGTCTGTTCTTGTTATATTCCAAGAAATCAGATGCCATCTGGGACACAAGAGATGTTGTCGGGACAACAATAAGAACGCGCTTGGAATCGTTTTGCACAAAATGGCGAGCGATTAGATAGATAATGAAGGACTTGCCTGATGCAGTCGGAGACAAAAATAGTCCACGGCCACGATGAATCGCCTTTGCGACCGCATCGTTTTGGTAATCTCTAGGGGGAAATGGTGTATCAAAATCTTCAGCTAGATCGTAACCAGTGTTTTCATCGAATGGTTCTGTTGGCTTCAGTTCAGGATCGACTGATACGCTGTATCGACTATCTTCGCAAAACTTGATAATGTGTGGCACAAGGCCAGCATATATCAGTCCGGTCATGGTATTGAGGAGTCGTATCTTCCCATCCCAGACCTTGTTCTTAACGGAAGGCATGAACTTTGCGCCCGGAACTTCGAATGTGAACCGTTCACGCATTTCCATCTTAATGTGTGGTTCTGCGTTGACACGAACGTGAACCTCGTTTATTTTTTCAATGTGTACATCCGTCATAATGATCCTGTTCTGAACCGTTCAAAGTCCACGATAGTTTTAAGTTGGAACCCACGGTTATTTATCATCCTGATTATCGACTCCAAATACGAGACCTTTTCTTCCTGAACACCGATCTTTAGGGATAGTTCGATTATGTCATTATCCGCTTCGACGTATGTAGGAACATCATTCTTCAGTATTTTTAGCGGCTGCGGTTTCCATCCGTGTTCTTTTAGCTCTTCTAAGTCAAGTTCGCCACGGTAGTATTGCTCTTTCAGAAGTTTTAGCTTTTTATATTCGGCGCGCATTTTGCGAAGGGCGATGCCTTCTTGCATGTATATGGTGAAATACTTATTGTGAAGTTTAGGGATGTTTGCGCTTTCACCTGATACGTTAGTTTGATCAATCTCGCAATCTTCCGACCACATTTTGTAGATATCTTCAACTTTCATGATGTTCTCCATAACCTGTAAAGGTATGTATTATAGCAGATTTGTCTAGCTATGTCAAGAGATTGGGTTGATTTTATAGTTGGAATATCTGAATGTTATCGAGGATGTTGGCGGATTGACGTCAGTCGCCTTAGTGTCAAGCTGGATTGATCCCACGCTAATCGGAAAAAGGTTTTCAAATTGCACTTCGACACCCGGATTCTTGCTGCTATTTAGAATGGTCAGCGTTGCATCTGAAAAGAGTCCGTCTTCGCTTTCAGCTACGCTTCTATATTGATCGAAGCTTTGTGGGCTTGTAAGCCCCACCAGCCAATCCCAAGTTTCAGTAAAAGCCCGCATCTCTTCATCGACGATTACTTCCAAGATGAGTTCGTCATAAGATAGACTATCGCCCGGTCTTGAGATTGGTTTGAATGGGGTTGGGATAGATGTTACACCAGACGAGATTCCCGGAAGTGTGACAGACTGTACGTTGTATCGGACGTTAGGTAGTCTTGCGATCACAAAGCGAAACTCTACTGGCGAAAGAAAATTCAGATTTGACATATTTGCCCCTTGACATGACTAGAGTGTTTGCTTATATTTATGACAAATAAAAGGGGGCCAGAAGGCCCCCCAGTAAGTTCGGTTTACCCGACTTCTTATTACAGAAGGTTTGTGATGAAGCTGCGGCGATAATAAACGTTGGAGTTGTTTGTAAGACCGGAGTCACCGTCACCGTCAGTCCACGCAGACGCGCCTTTAGCGAATGGGTTAGCAACCATGCCGTAGCGAGTCTTGAAGCCAAGCTTGGACTGGAAGCTGTTTTCACCAACCGCACGTACCATCTGTAGCGGAACGTATGGGCAGTAGAACAGACCTGCGTCGAATGCGTTCGCACCCTTGTAGCCAACAACCATGAAGTTGCCGCCTGCATACGGGTCGATGTAAACGCGGTAACGACCATTCAGAACACCAACGAAGGTATTGCCTGTGTCATCTGGGTTCAGGTTGTTGCTGTTCAGAGCAGGGGTGTAGTCAAGAACACCGGCCATCTGAAGAGCGGAAGCAACGTCAGAGGAACATAGGATGATGTTACCACGACCACGGCGAGTTGCACGTGCAATCGCGCCAGCTTCTTTTTCGATCTGGAACATCAGACCCTTGAACTTTTCAACAGACCAGCGACCATTTGCGTCAACGTCTAGGTTGAATGTGCCTGCAACGGCTGTGTCAGGGGAACCTGTAACAGCGGCGTTGTAAACAGTACGAACAACTTCACGGTTGATTTCGGAAAG